CATGTAGTTGCTCTTGTTCATCGGTGCCACAGTGTGTTTCTTCTGCTTGGCAGCAGCTTCACCACAGGACATACAAGTGCGGTACCCAAGCTGAACCCTGCGGTACTCCACATGCCCTCCGTAACACTGTACACACAGGTAACGTCTGTCTTCTGCGTTCATATCATCCCCCCCTTTTAAGCAATGCTGAACGCCGACTCATCGGCATCGTAGAACCACTCAACATAACTGTAAATGCTCCCCTCAGTGCTGAGGAACACCCCATGCACTGGCTCATCGGAGATGTCCTCCTCAAAGCCAGCATCCTCCAACGTAATAAACCGTTGTTCTGTCATCGAAACTCTCATAGCAATTGCTCCAGTACCGTGCAACATAGCACTTCACAAGGCAGTGAGTCACTGCCCTGCAAGCTGTCATGTCATTACTTCGATGCAGGGTGCATCAACAGCCGAGTCTGATAACCAGCATCTACCATCCGTTGCTGGAAGGCACAGGCTGCATCGTCTCGTTTGAACCATTGGAAGTACATGGTGTCTCCAACGATCCACTTAACAACGTAGCGGATCGGCTCACTGCGCTGTTTGCGGGGTGCCTTGTAAGGCAGGGTTGTAACTTTCACTGATTGGGTCATGTCAATCTCCAGTAGAAACGCAGTGTGAGACGGCACACTGCAAACCGATACTCATTAAGCCAACTTAACAACAGTCACCTTGGCAATGCTCGGAGCCTTGCGTTCTGGCAACAGAGCAATGTAAGGCTTGCCCCAACGATCTGCCATAAGCACTGGTGTATCACCACCTTGCTCTGGCTTGAACACTCTGACTTCCATCTTGTGTTTCTTGCCAAGTTCACACATCGTTGTGTAAAGTTCAGCAGTATTGTTACTGTCAAACTTGCCAGCATCATCGGCCTTTACAACCAGTTGCTTGTTGCTGTTACTGTAAACACTCACTTTACCTTGGTATATCTTTGCCATGATAGGCTCCTTAGAAGGTTGATTAAAGCGGCCTCGAGGCCAATGCCAGTCTCGCCCCGGCCGAAAATTTTGTCAAGTGCGGCTCTGTTTTCTAGGAAAAGCGTCAGGTTGTAAGGTCTTTAAAGAAATAATCTAAGTTTACAGGGTACATAATCTAGGAAAATCTGTCAAGTAAGATCGGCTGTAGATTGTAAAAGTCCATATGAATCAACGACTTACGGAGGACAATCTAAACAATCTACGATTTTAGAAGTAATGTGGCGCTAAATTGTTGGAGACTACGCCGTTTCACATTATGAAACGCAGAAATTTTCTAGGAAAGGGTATATGAAAAAAACCTATATTATCTATATCAACTAGATTATTTATATATGCTCTTTTCTTGGTCATATTGGCGTAAATCGTTGATTTCATTGGACTTTATGCTAACTTTACAGCTTAAAGTATGTAAGGTTTTGGGATGTAAAACCCTGAAAATCGTGGATAGTTATTTTTAGATTGTCGTAGTACTTGGTACGGATAAGCGTGGTCTTCTTGTGGATGTTGTCCAGCTTGTCGTTCATGGGCAGCAAGGACTTGTTGAAACGGCCAGCAGCTTGGTTTGCACCATGCGCTGTCGTCACCTCCTTGGATGCACTCTTGTCGTACTTGCGGGCTGTCCACTGGGACACGTTGAGTTGCACTAGCAGTGCTCGGTCATTCAGATTCATAGTTAACTCCTTAGAACAATACGTTTTGATGGTTGATCGACCACTTGGTAAAGGCTTGGGTGTTAGCCAAGTCAGGGTTGCGCCGTGCTGCATAGCTGACAGTCAGCACAGAGAACTCGGGAGGCATACGCTCAGAGTAAGTGCACACTCTCTCGAAGTTACCCTCGGTAGCCCGCTGTGCCAGAGCACCAGACAGAGCGTACAAAGTAGCAGGGTCACTTGGCACATCACTGGTGGTTGGGTTCAGCAGGATAGCATCAGGGTTAGGCAGCTTACGGAAGATACGTACAAACCCTACAAACTCAGCAGCAGCACCCTCACCGACAGCACCCTTGAACGACTCGAACTCTGCCTCAGCAGGGACAGTACCAAGCACATCGGACACACCCTCAACCCAAGCACGGGGTGTAGCGTTCTGGTCACGCTGTGGGTCAAAGTCATGCAACAAGTTGGGACGAAAGCGAATGAAGGACACAACCTCTGACTTTACATTGTTGTTAATAGCCCATACTGTCCAGTCATCGAGGTGAGTCTCCAACTCGTAGGCAGTCTCTCGGTTACGCAGATGGGACAGCACACGGTTAGCACCAGCCCTGTCAGACTGCCTGTTACCAGTGGAGACAACCTGCCATCCATCGGGCATCGACACACCGTGCAGATTACGGGCTTGGCAGATGTTAGCCAAGACCTTTTGCAAGTCAGGGCCAGCTTGGTTGCGGTCATCGAACAGCAGGATGCCACGCTCTGGTGCTTTGCCCTTGACAGGGAACCACTCGGGTAGCTTGTAGTGCAACGTATCGCTGCCTGTCTCGGGGAACAGGATACCGAAGTCTTCTACCAGCATGGTGGGCATATGCCTCTCGATGCAGGGAACACCCAGTTCTTCAGCAGCTTGTTGCACGATGGTTGTCTTGCCACCGCCGGGGCTACCCTCGATGCAGATGGTACGCTGGATGGGGAACAGAGACTTGATTGTCTCCTTGAGTAGTGAGGCTCGCATTATTGTCCTTTGTAAAGTCTGTGGTCAGGGCCGAAGGACACTACGTTAGTGCCCACTCTTGCAGCTTTCGCTGTCATCTTGTTGTCGAAGTAAACCACTGGCTGAACCAGTGGCCCCCCCTTGCTTTGTCGCAATGTAAACAGTCGTTTCATTTGTTCTCTCCACGGTTAATAAACACACACTCGTTGAGGTGAGTGACACCCTTGGAGTCCACGTAGGACTCCCCACAGCCAACCATCCACTCCATGAGCAGGACAGCTAGCAGCAATGCAAAGCACAGCACACCCAGTGCTGTAAAGAACCACCGAAGCAGTACCCTCCACAGTGGAGGCTTGGTAGTGATGTGATGAATCCTCACGTTGTCCTCTTTGGGTTAAGTTGTTTGAGCATCTCTGGGTCAGTGAACAGCATGTAGTTGCTCTTGTTCATCGGTGCCACAGTGTGTTTCTTCTGCTTGGCAGCAGCTTCACCACAGGACATACAAGTGCGGTACCCAAGCTGAACCCTGCGGTACTCCACATGCCCTCCG